ACCCGCCGCTGCATTGCCTGTGTTTATTATGGCGGCTCTTGTTACACCAACAGATGAACTTTCTACATGCAAAGCCTGAATTGGCGAACTCGTCCCAATGCCTACGTTGCCCGATGAGGTGATAGTCATGCGGTCAGAGCCTTGAGTGCGGAACCTCAAGTCGTCACTTGCTGCTTGGCTGTTAATGTAAATTCCACCGTTAGCAGACGCATGATTACCTATCCGTAAGTCTGTACCATTAGCACCAGTAACGGTTATTAAGTCTCCAACTGTGCTTTCTGTAATTGATAACTTAGAACTAGGCGAACTCGTCCCAATGCCTACGTTGCCCGATGAGTCGATGGTCATGCGGCGGCTATAAGTCTCAGAACCAATATTGCCAGTATAGGTAAAGAAATCCAAATAGCCGACATCTGCGCTACCAACTACACCACCAGCACCTCCATTATAGCTATACTGTGTAAATGCGCCATTAGAGGAAGACATAACCTGCTTTACATCACTTGATGATGGGGCGGTAGTCGTCCCAATGCCCAAGCTCTCCGCACTCGCATCCCAGAACAAAGATTGACTACTGCCTGCCGAGTCGTAGAAGCTGACCCCAGAAGAATTAACTCTTATACGGTCTTGAACAGCCCCGCCATTATTAGCGGTTCTGATTTTGAGGTTTCCGTTGTATGAAGCACCCGCAATGCTATCAACATACGTTAGAACATCGTTACTGACATAATCAACAGACAACTCGCCATAGTAAGTACTAGAGCCTTTTAGCACCCTAAAGCCGTTACTTGCAGTGTCAGACTTCACCAGCCCATCCACAGTCAGCCCATCAGCCGTCACTGTGCCTGTGATGTCTACGCCTGTGCTGGTGGTAAAAAGTTTTGTTGAGCCAGAGTACGATAGGCTTGCTGCGCCATCAACTGTAAATCGTGCCATTGTTTGAGCAATAGCATCATCTGTAATGTATACGTCAGATGAACCTGCTAAAAACAAAGAGCCCTGACCGACCTCTTTAATGATTGACGCTGAACCTGAGTGATAAATCTGCAAATCACTGCCAGCACCAAAGATGGCCTTGTTATTGTCGCCGAAGGACAAGTTGCCATCAATTGTTACACCGCCGATAGTACCTGAATTAATATCAATCCCAGTGATAGGCGTAGTACCGTCGAGCAGGTTATCCAAGTTATCAAAGTTAGTATTGATCTTGGTTCCCCAAGTATCTTCGGATGCGCCTACTTCTGGCTTCGTTAAACCATACGTCGTTGTTGTTGCATCAGCCATTATGTTCTCCTATGCGGCGTCTGACCAAGTGTCACTTGCAGCCGATACGCCTGTCCATGTTTCCGATGTTGGGGGGATGGCAGACCAGTCATCGGTCGCTTGAGCAGCATCTTGCCACATTTCGCTTGCAGGATCAACAGCCGTCCACACTTCAAGCGTTTCAGGCAGAGGCTCCCACTTTTCAATCGCATTGCAGACCGTACTGCAAACAGCACTGATTGCCGAGCTGCTGAACTGCACACGGTTCACTGTTGCAACATTTGTTGTAACGACGGTCACAGTTGGAGCAACGCTAACAATCGTGACTGCGCTTGATGTCAGTGACGCAGAGACCGCTACACTTGAACTCTGCTCACGCACACGCTCAATATCGCATGTGTTGCTCGCTGAAATGCTTGGCGCTGCGCTCTGCTCACGCACACGCTCAACGCTGACAGATCCAGTTGCACTTGCAGATGCCGTTGCAGCGCCCTCACGCACCCTCTGAGCGCTGCAAGAGGTGCTTGCGGACACTGAGGCCGTTGCGCTGACTTCGCGCACTCTGGTGGCGTCTGAGGCGTTGCTAGAGCTAGATGCAATGATTGATGCAGCAAGGCGCACACGCACATTTGCTGCGGCTGTCGATGTAACGCCAATAACAATGGCTTCGCCATCTTTTAGGACACCATCAACGCCATAAGCTCTGACACCGAATGCACCAGTGCCAAAGCCTGTTCTGTAAGTGGTGTCAGCCATTGGCTTAATCCATCGTTATGTCGAGGTCACTTGCAGGTAGCCGCAGAACATCGCCTGTGTCGATTGCTTTGCTTGTAGACAGAGCCGCATAAGCAATTAGGTTGCCACCAGATGACGCATCAAACACGCCAATGTGTGTGACTGTGCCGTATGAGGCTGTTGCCGTGGGAAACTCAATCGCAGAAGAGTTTGATGCCGTGTTGCCCGATACTGTGAAGCTCGCAGACTGACGCGCATAGGCTGTGCCAGATGTGGTGACTTCAGTGCCGCTCGCATCTTCGTCAGGATTGCTTGTGAATAGCGCGACGTACCAAGCTGTTGGACGCGTGACAGACGTGGCGGTGAATAGATAATTCAGCGTGTGCGTCTCGAATGTGTTAGACAAGCTCATTTCAATATGCCCTTATTTTCATGCGACGGCCAGATCCGCCGAACTTTGTTGCTTCGCTCTCAAGCGTTATAGCATCAATCGCATTCTGATACAAAGCCGCCCATGTCTGAATGCGTGGATCGTCTTTAAGGTACGGTGCAGAATGCACCAGTGAACCGTAGAGATACGCATCAGGGTAGTTTGTCAGCAACCAATTCGACGTGTTGCTGTCAGACAAGGCAGGAATAGAACTAAAGTAGTACAATTCTGCCGTATATGTCCCGTCAGGCACAGGATACACCTCGATTTCACCAGCAGTAATAGCATAATACGCAGGCTTGCCAGATGTATTGAGGTTCCGATACTTGCGGTCAAGCAATTCAGACTGACTGATCAGCTCAAGAGGCCGCGTGTCGTTTGACGTGATGTAGAACCGAATAACCTCAAGAAAGTCAGCCGGGATTGCGCTATATTGCGTGTCAATCTCGGCTGTGCTGCGCTTTTCCATGCGCCAGTGACGCAACTTGCGCTGCATGTCAGCTTCAGCCAAAGTGACAAAATCCGCCGCGACAGTATCAAGATCGTCGCGGTTCAGAAAGTCTGTGATCGAGCTTTTCAGCTCTGCGTATGTTGTAATGGCCATTACTGTAACAATCCTGTTTTATAGAGGTAGTCTTCAATCCTCTGCGCCTGATCATCTGATACACCAGATTGCGCCAAAAGGCCACCAAGGGGTGACATGTTGGCTGCGGTAAGGTTAGGCAAGTGGGAAAATTCAGGGTCAAATCGAGCAAACTTTGATCGCAACTTTCTGGCGTCTTGAACCATTACGTTTGTGGCTGGTTGATTTGCTTCTGCCAGCATCTCCCTATTCCACTTGTTGAATTCGTTTTGCCGCTCAATATCCTTGTAGGATTTCGCTTGAAAGCCAAAAGGCGCTGCGTCGGGATAATATGGGCCGCGATCTATCACATTTTCCATGCGTAACATTGAAAAATCTGCATCACGCATCGCATTTGCGATGGCATCTGTGTTTGTTACGCGCTCAGCGTTCAGATGGTCCATCTCCGCCGCGTCTGGCAGCACGTTCATCAAACTTCGACCCTTTTCGTCTTTGATTGACATTGGTATTCGAGAATACACACCGTCCACGTTTATTGTGGGGTCATTCGGGTCACGACGCACCATCAACGGGTATATTGCGTTCTCATCGTCGCTTGATTTGCGCAGGTATGTATTCGCAACCGCTGGGCTAGACGTGCCGTAAACGGTCCCTATGTGACCTTCTGTGTTGTATTCATCAATACTGTCAAAATAAGGAAGCTCAGGCGTGTCTTTTGCACCGTGATAATAAGTTTGATCCTCAAACCCCAACTCCCTAGCGCGCGCCATTCTTGCATTGGCCGACATGTCCAAAGGGGTGTACAGGGCCATGATTTGAGGGTCAGCAGCTTCCATCATTTCTTTCGTGACCTCCGAAGCCCTGCCTTGCTCTCTTAGTTGCAATATCTCTTTTGCCGTTTTCTGCGCATCAGTTTTTGCAGGTATATCGTCGGCCCTAATTAATCTATCCAAGAAGCCATCAGACGCAACTCCCAAAAGACCAGCAGACTTTGAGGCGTTGGCCATCACTGGCTTAAATACGTTTGGATTTTGAGCGACAACGCTTTCCGACATTGCGCCCCCAAATCCAGCGTCAGGTATTCGGATCGCATCAAATCCACCAACATCAATTAATGCGCCAACTACTTCATCTTGCGCTGCGGAACTACCCGTTCTTTGATACATGTCGCCACTGTCAAATGCGTCCAAGAAATCATCAAAACTATCGAAATAATCATCAAGGCCATAATCCTTGTATGCCTTACTTAATAGTTTTGTTTCTTTAATGCCTCGATTATCAGGAAGAAAGTTTCCAACTTTTCCTTCAACATCAAATTGAAGAACATTCTTGCCATACGCAGCCGCATCATCTTTGATTGGTGTAGTATATAAATCACGCGCCGTGCGTCCGTATCCAGATTGAAGCTGACTTATATCTGCATCTGTCCCGTGATATACGCGCAACGTGTTTGCACCCAACGATCCAGACGGTCTGGCAACTGCACCGCCGCCAAACATAGCAGCTCCAGCAGTGCCAAACGCCTCGCCCGTCATATCTTCAGCAGGTATAAGCCCTTCGGCAGCAGCACGGGGGGCATCAAGGCCACGCGCCACAGGGTCAAGCAACCCGGCAATCATAGGGCCAATGCCCTCGTAGCGGATCGTATCAACACCCATGACAGGCTCTTTGGACAACAAGCCACCAAGCACAGGACGACGGCCTTCAGCAGCCAGTGCAGCTTCGTTCTCACGAACGTAATCAAACAAGCGCGAAAATAAACTTGTGTCCTCTCGCCATCTGCGTAATTCTTCAGCCGTTGCCATCACCACTTTTCCTTGTTGGCCCAATACGCAGCAGACATCTTGCCCTTAGCAATATTCTTTGCATGACGCGCTTTGAACGACTTGTTGCGTGCGGACCCTTCTGGCGATCCTTTCACCCCTTGCTGACCAAATCGAATAGTCTTCGTCTTGTCGCCAACTTTAGCAACAACGACGTGAGACTTTGTTTTGTGGCCCGGTGTTCTCTTTGGCTTATTATAGCCAGACACACCTGCACGAGTGAGCTTCGGATCTTTTGCCATCAGTAATTAATAACCCCTAGAGATCTCAAGTGGTCAAATATATCGCGATCCTCTTGCGTATTTACCCATTCAGGATATGGCATCCCAGAATACCCACGCCCCGAATAAACAGCAGGATCTCCTGCACCGCCAAACGGATCAAGGCCCATGCCACGCTCAGCAGCCGCGCCAGTTACATTTGGACCTGCACCGCCAAACGGATCAAGACCCATCTGAGCTTCAGCCACAATCTGAGACGCCATTGCATCAGCTTGAGGCGAACGAGCAGGAGGGGCAGGAGGTGTCGCCGAAGATCCAGACATCGAAGGCTGGCTCGCCATGTCCATAACACCAAACGCCTTTTGGCGCGCAGCACGACGCTCTTCATCCTCAGATCCGTATGGATCAGCAACAAGATTGGCAAGAATGGAATACAATCCACCACCCTCAAACCGATCTCCCATCTGACCAGCACCGCCGCCGTCAATCATATCAAGAAAGTCTAAAAACTGCCTCTGCTGCATCACTTCTTCGCCTTCTTCTTGGCAGTCTTGGCAGACGCCTTGAATGCTTTGGCAGTTGGCGCACCTTTACTGCCCGGCTTACGCATCTTCTCGCCAGATCCAGCAGCAATGCGTTTTTTCTTCGCATGAATATTCGCGTACAAGCCCTTGCCCGGCATCACTTGTACTTCTTTGCTAAGCACTTACCTGCACGCTTGCACGCGGCAGGCGTAGGGCATTTGGCAGGCGGTTTAAAATTCGGAACAGACTTCATGGCAATCTCCTTTGCCGCACCATAACAAATTATGCGATGCCACGCAAACCCCTACGCAAAGACCCTCGCCACGACACCATCGGACCAGACAGCGCCATCGCAGCATCAGACGCCATCGTCAAACAAACAGCATCAGCCAAATCAGGAGACTTCAGACCACGCTTGCGCATCTGATCCTTCCCCTCAGCCGCCATCTTCCCAGACGACGTGAACGAATACCTTATGCCAGTCAAATCAGCCATCAAGTCATCGTCATTCGGCAACTTGCAGCTCCGATCCTCCAACCAAGCCTTCATCTTAAACCAAAGCTCAGTGCGCAAATTGTTATACGTCTCGCCCATACTAGGGCTTTCAGCAACATTCACACCACGCACAGGCGCGCCTAGCTCCCTCATCCGATCGACAACACCTGCGCCAATACCAATACTATCAACCAAGATCTCGCTCGGCTGCTTGCTCGGAGGCAGCGCTTCATACTCAGCCATAACACGACCAACAGTCTGCATAAGGTCCAAACCCCTCCATGACTTGATCTCAGTCACAACATTCCCTTGCCGCTTGCAAAACGCCGTCCTATCACTCCCAAAACGTGCAGGATCAAGCGCCCAGACAGGCTTACGCTCATCATCAACATCAATCTGCCTGCTCATCGCGGCATCAACCAAGTGAAACGGCACAATCGTGTCATCATCAGCCAAAGGAAACTCGCCAAGAACCCTGATCCGAAACGCATTGCTCTCCTCGCCGTACCGATCACGCATCTCGTCAACAAACTCGTCAGACACCAATGGACTATCAACGCACGACCAACGACGCGTCCACCAACTGTCAGACATCCTGTTCTGGCTCTCGTAGAACGTCCCAGTTGATCGCGTCGGGTTGCTTAGCAAGATCGTCGTCGCACTATGCCCCGACATACTACCAGCAGCAGCCTCAAACACCTTCTCAGGCACACCACTCGCCTCGTCAACCACCAACAAAACATGCTCACTGTGAACACCTGCCAACGCCTCTGGCGTCTCAGCACGACTTGTCCGCGCAGAAATAAACATCTCAGACGGCGCGGCAGTCAACTCAACTCGATCACTCTTCACCGTCAACAAATCCTGAACAGGCTTCGGCAACTCGCCAATCCACCGCTTCAGCTCAGCAAACAAAGCATCGAAAAGCTGCCCACTCGTCGGAGCCGTCACAACCACCTTATTGGGAAACCGCATCAGCAAAAACCACAGCATCGCCCAACTCGCAGACGTCGATTTCCCCGTCCCGTGGCCAGACCGAATGCTAATCTTACGCTCATTCGATGCAATCGCCTCCAAAAACTCGGCCTGATACGGCAACGGATCCGCACCCAAAACCTCCCTCACGAAAAGCACAGGATCATCCATGTACTTTAACGTAAACTCCTCAAACGGATTGCCTTCACTCGTCATGATCAATCACTTTCATCTCACGCTCACGATCCTCAGCCAGCAATGCCTGCCGATCAGAGCTAATCTTCCGCAACGCGTCCAAATGAAGATCCCCAAGGTTCAACGTCACCTCAGTCCGAGACCCAGACCCGTAACGATCCCTATTCCAACCAGCCGCCAACATCCGACGCGCGCTCATCTGCTCTCGCACCTTGGCAACCTGAACACTCGTCGCATCCGCAGGTATAGCATCCGCGATATTCACGTTCTCCTCCATCATCGCGTCAGCGGCTTCAGGTAAAGCTCGGTCAAGCGCGGCTGCATATTCAGGAACAGAGCGCAACGAATTGCTCAGGTACGACCGACTGCACCCAAAGTCATTCGCCCAGTCCTTGATTGTCCGACCAGATGCGACGACATCGAAAACATAGTCAGCTCCGCCAGCCTGAGCCACCTCGGTTAATATTTTCTTCTTCAATGCCTTGCCTGCCATGCAAGCTCTCCTTTTTTTTGAAAATTTTAGACGATGC